CATGTAATGAAATATCATATAGCTTATGCAATAATGTTGGCAAGTTTTGGTTACTTGAGTTTTACAGGTATAGGTTTAAAAGCTAAGGCAATAGGCCTATTGTGTTTATTAGTGAACGCATTAATTTTTTGGAGATAAATAAAGATGAGTGAAAAAAATCTAATCATAGGTGACTTACATTATCAAGATAGCAGAGTCGAGGCTATTCATACGGCTGAAGATAGTATACTGGAAAAAATCAAAGGACAGAAATTTGATAGAATTGTTTTATTAGGGGATTTGTTTCATACTAAGCCTTCTGCAAGTGAGCGAGAATTATTAGCACAGTTTATTTCAAAGTTAAGAAATTATACTAAAAGATTTGATTTCATTATTGGAAATGGTAAGCACACGTTTGAAAATAATGCCATACATGAAAAAGATTGGATGACTTTATGCTCAGACTTTCATCAACACGAAGAATTAAAATTAGGTAAATATGTTTTCGGTCATTACGAGGTTAAAGGAACTAAATATATAAATGGTTTTTTATCTGATAGTAAAAAAGAGGTGAATAAGAATTTGATATATGTTCTAGGTCATGTGCATAGCTCAAGATGTTCTTTTGAGAATGTTCACTATGTAGGTTCAATATACAAAGTATCTTTAGCAGAAGCAGAAGATGTAAAAAGAATAGCTATAATCGAAAATGATGAACTTTCTTTTATTGATATTGAAACAAGACCAATGTATCAGATAAATCTAAAAGCAATTAATAATAAAATAAAAAGTTCTAATATAAAAATTTTACTAGAGAGTAAAGAAAAGGATATTGATTTGAAGATTCAAGTTATTTCAGATGATATTTCTATTTCAGCAGTTTACACATTTATTCAAAAGTTAAAGAAAAAATACACTATAGAATACTATAAAGAAGATTTACAATTAATAAGCGATAAACAAGATGTTCCTGCATATCTTGACAGAGAGAAGCTTCTTAAACAGTATTGCAAAGATAAAAATGTTAGTTATAAGTTAATCACGGCAGAACTGGAGAAAAAATAAAATGGCACAATTAATCTTGACAATAGCGGAAGTATGTGATATACTTAACAAAGAGATTAAGACCAATACAGTCTGTGTAGGCGTAGATGGTGCGACAAAACATACAGGTCTTTGTATTATACGCACAACTGATAATAAGTTTTATGTCGAAGATTTTTACGGTATTGAAATGACAGGTGTTTGTAAGAAAAATCTACACACAAAGTTAATAGAATATTTTCGTAAGTTTAAGGATTTTAGAGAAGAACTTCCTAATTACGAGAAAAAATATACTCGACAGGTTATTATAGAAGATTGTTTTTTTGGATTGAATGTGTGGACATTAAAAGTCTTAGCCAAATATGCTACAGTAAGTTTCTTCACAATGTTTAAGTGGACTCATAATATTCCAGAACCTATTCAGCCAGTTTCAGTCAGAGCAAAGGTAGGTTTTTCGGCAGATACAGGTGCGTTTCATTTTGAACAGATTATGATTAAAGGCAAGAAGAAAAGAAAAAAGATTTGGGATAGAAAACCTATAGACTTGAAGCAACAAATTATAGATTTCATTGATAAACAGTTTAATTTAGTAATTGAAGATGATAACCTGGCAGATGCCTTCATGTTAGCATTATCCGGTCTAATAGAGGATAAGTAATATGAGAGCTTATTTAAAAGATGCAGAAAATCTTGTCGCAATGTGGACAACTATATTGAAGTTGCCCTTTTTAAAAGTAGAGATGGTCAACGAGTGTGAGTGTGAAGTGGCAATGAAGGCTTGTATAGATTGCGAAAATGGAATAATCATATTTAATACAGATAGAATAGAATCTAAGAATGATTTAATAATGGCAGTAATACATGAAGTCTGTCATTTTTGGTATTACTATAAGTACAATGATGATAGATACTTACAAGAAAAAAGAATTATAACTATGACATTTAAACTACTGAAATTGTATTATCCTAAAACTTTTAAACATGCAGTTGATTACGGATTAAACTTTCTAAGTAATTGGGACCTGAGTAAGAACGAAGAAGAACACTATTACGGATATTTATCGGCACTACAAAGACTAGGAGTAGTAACATATCATGTTAAAAAATGTTAAATTAACTAATTTTGGTATTCATAAAAAATTGAATGTGACCTTCGAGAAAGGCTTAAATGCTATTGTAGGAGAGAACACAGCAGGTAAAACTCAGATAATGGAAAGTATCTGTTATGCCTTATTCGGTAAAACACAGAACTCAAAATTAGAGAAGATTATTAACTTCGATGCAGATAAAGCTATATCAGAAATAAATCTGAATGATACACTTGTTCAGAGAGATAGAACAAAAGCAACCTCGTCATTAAATAAAATTAAGAAGATTGAGTTAGAGAATTTATTGAATATAAATTACAAAGAATTTTTAAGCATCTTTTATATTTCATCGCACGAACAACAAAATCTATTTGACGCCTCTTATCTTAGAAATTTTCTTATTGAGTTATTTAATTTAAATGAATACTCAACTGTCTATCAAAGATTAAATGTAGAATTAAATACACTAACACAAATTAATACAGAGATAGCTAAAGTTAATAAAGAGTTATTAAAGAAAAGATATTTACGAGTTAAGGCCTATAAAACTACACAAGAAAAAAAGATTGACAAATATCATGCAAGTTTAGATAAAATTCGTGCTGATGTTAATAGCTTATTTGGTAGTAAAGGAAAAATAGAGCAAAAGTTTAATGAGATACAAAGAAAATCAAATCTATTAAAAGCAGGTAAATGCTCTAAGTGTGAAAGAGATTATTCCGATATCGATGTTAAACAAGGTTTAGAGAAATTAAGTCAAGCAAATTTATTAATAAAAACAAAGGAGTCAAAGCTTCTAAAAGTATTAGCTGAAACAAAATTAAAAGAGGTTAAATATCAAAGAGCTGTTACTAGCGTAGACAATAAAATTTCAAGATGTATTCGTGTTACGACTATCATTAAAGAACAGGCAAATAAAAAATCAGAACTTAGAAATGATAAAAGAATAGCAGAAATTCAATCTGTATTAGCGATATTTAGTCCTAAAGCATTTCCTTCTCACTTATTAAAAGCATATATTCCAGTTATTATTAATACAGCTAATAAGTTATTAAAATTAATATTTGATAATACTACTGTAGATATTAGAACAGAAAAACCAGAATCAAATAGACCTGACTTCAAACCTTTTATTAAGAGAGGTAAAGAAATTTTAGAGATGAAAGATTTATCGGGTTCTGAGAGAGTCTTGGTTAATCTCTGCTTCAGACTAGGCGTTATATCTATCTTCAAGCAACTGTGTAAAACAGAAATTGATTTTATGCTTATTGATGAAGGCTTAGAGCGTGTTGATGACGATAACAGTATGAGAGTATTACAGATGTTAAAACATTTTATGAAACTGAATTTTCTAAATCAAGTTATATTGGTAACACACAAAACTATTTTAAAAGACCAAAAAAACATCAACTACATTGAATTAAGGAGAGATGAATAATGGCTAACATCAACATTAAATTAGAAGGTAAATCAACAATCGTAGGAACATTTATTCCTGTAGGTTCTCGTAATGAGCCAGATAATATTAAGGGCATATCACATTTTCTAGAACATATGTTATTTAAAGGAACAAAGAATCGTAACATGACAGAGATTAAACAGGCTATAGATAAATATGGTGCGGTGTTTAATGCTTGGACTTCAGAAGAACACACATTTTTCTATGTTGTTATTAGCAATAAATATGTATCTGAGGCAAGACAGATTATCGACGATATGATAGAAAATTCTATCTTTCCGGAAGAAGAACTTGAAAAAGAAAAACAAGTTGTTTTGCAAGAATTAGAAATGTATGAAGATAATCCTCAATCAGCAGTATTTGAATTAGCTCAGAGAGAAATCTTTTCAGAAGGTTCAAATCTTCACATTCCTATTATTGGAACAAGAGAAAGTGTTACAGACATTACAAGAGATATTTTAGTTGAATACTATAATAAACATTACAAAAACGCAATTAAGCTAGAGATTGGTGGAACTGTAAGAGAAGCTAGAAACAGAGTCTATATCGCCTCTCAGTTTAAGCAAGAGTCCGTAACTTATGATACTCAAGATGTCATCTCTTATAGAAATGATATTAGTCAAGCCAACATGGTAATGACAGGTTTATTTCATATTAATAATTTAAGAGAAAGATTGATAATGGATTTATTTGAGTCTGTTATTAATGGTTTTTGTGGTCGATTCTTTGAAGTTATTAGAGAGAAAAATAATTTGGTATACAGCACAGCTCTTTATCTACAAGAACATAGTTGTGGAACAGTTCACTATTGCGGATATGCAGGTTTAAAGCCGGAGAAAGTTCAGTTCGCAAAAGAATTAATGTTAGAGCAATTAACAAAAGAGGTCTCACAAGAAGAGTTAGACTTTGCAAAAGGTAAATTAATAGGTGGACATGAGCTGGCTATTGATAAGCCTTCCAACATTGCGAGAATTTTAATTGATTGTTCTTTGAATAATACTGATTACGAGTTTTATCTAAGAGAATACGAGAAGTCCATTAAAACTATCTCTGTAGAAGAAGTTAATAATTTCATCAAAACGATAGGATTTAAAGATAGTAAGCTAGTTGCTATTCTACCTAGAAAGAAAAAATGAGTAAACATAAGAACAGCTCAGAGTTTTTCAAAAAAGTTCTAGACGAGTTATTCGTTGAGTATAAGAATAAAATGCGTCTAAATAAGGACTGGTCTATCAACGTGAAGGTAGTCAATAAGAAAGACACCTACGCTGAGGTTGTCTATGAGTTCGATGGTAGAGAGTTTAATGTTAATGTAAATAGTAAGATGAATAAGTCTGTTGTATCTTTAAGAGACTCCATTATACATGAGTTCTGGCATATATTACTATCCTCTTTAACAAGTCGAATAGATGCGATTTTAGATAGAATAGAAAATAATAAAACTATCAATGTAAAGAAGCAAAGAAAATTACTCAAAAATGAAGAAGAGAGATTAGTCAGAAAGTTTACACGTATTATAAGAAGTCTGGAGAAAAAAGACAAGAGATGAATATAAATGTCAGAAATAAAGGTAATTATAGATTTTATGATATTGAGAATGTTGGAGATTTCCCGTCTGTAACAACTATACTCGGTATTCTTCCTAAACCTAAAATTATTCTTTGGGCAGTTATGCAGACAATAAAGTTTCTGAAAAAAAGAGGTGACCTCTCAAAAACATCTACATCTTTGGGTTTCGTATTTCACAAACAACTCTTAAATTCATTAGCTAAAGAAGGTACAAATATTCATAAAATTATAGAGGAATATGTTACAGAGCAAAAAGAGAATGACCATAACGCTCTAACACGTTATAAGGAGTTTGAGAAACAATATGATTTTAAGTGTGAACACTCTGAGTTAGTTGTTTGGGATAAAGATGAGTATAAGACAGCAGGTACAGTTGACCTTGTAGGTAAGAGTTCTCATATACCTATATTGTTTGATATAAAAACATCTAAAGCGGTTAGACTATCTCACAAAATTCAATCGTGTATATATAAAGAATTATATTGTAAAGTAAATAATATAGATTCCTCTACAATGAAATCAGGTGTATTATTAATACCTAGAGATAAGCCTAAGAAATGGGAAGTATATATTAATTCCTCAGAAGAAGAAAAGGTTTATTTACGTATGTTCAAAATTCTTAGTGAACTATTTTACATGTTAATAGATTTAAAGGAATTAGACTTAATTTAAGGAGATGTGATGACAAAGAGAGAAAAAGATACAACAGACTTATTAAATGAATTACGAGAATCTTATACTTTGTGGGAAAAAATTATATTGCATGAAAACATGAATTGGTTGCGTTGGCTGATATATAATTTACCAGATGCTCCTAGAGATATTTATTTAAGTATTAAGTGGTTTATTCAAAGAGGTAGACGAGGATATGCTGACTGTGATGTTTGGAGTTTAGATTATTATTTATCTAATGTTATTGCTAATGCAGTTAAAGATTTAAGAATACAGGCTCATGGAGTACCTTGTGATTATGCCTCGAAAGATGGTATGCAAATTGATATGAGAGCTTGGAAGAAAGTGTTAAAAGAAATAGAATGGACGTTTAGAACTAATTGTAAAATATCAGAACGTGATTGGGACTATTTAACAGAAAAACAAAGAACAGCCAAAAGACTTGCTCTTAATAAAATGTGTAAGATTCGTACAATGACTAAACAGCAATGTAAAAGACATAGAGATGGCTGGAAGCTGTTTAAAAAATATTATTATAATTTATGGGATTGATAGAAATAAAACTTGACAGATAGCTTTTTATGTGCTATACTTAAAGTAATAAAGGAGATAAAGAAATGAGTAAAGTAGAAATAGTAGATAAGTCAACATTTGTTAAGTGCAACAGATGTGTAAAAGGAAAGAAATGTTCCTCTTGTAATGATACAGGCAAATATAAAAAAGAGAACTATATTTTAATTGCACAGCAACCTGACGGGCAGAAAATTGCGTTTGATGTTGATAATGCCGGAAAATAAAGGAGAATCGCATATGAAATTTTGGACAGAAGAAAAGATAGAAATTCTAATTACTTATTTAAGAAACGGAATATCTAATCGAGAAATAGCTATAAAGTTTGACACATCTCTTGATGCTGTTAGTAGTGCTATTAGTAGATATAATTTAAGAGAGCATTGTCTTCCAAAAGCGTCTACTAAGAAATTTGTTGATTCTCTAGATTTAGAGGAATTAGATGATGAGAAATTTAAAGAGGCTAAAGAGAAAGCTGTTTTAAAATGGAAGATTAAAAAATCTAAAGTTATTCATTACAAAAGTAGTGGAATTAAAAAAGCTCTATTTTGGCCGGATACACATATTCCTCATCAAAATGAACCTTCCTGTAAAGCTATATTGAAATTAATGGAAGATGAGAAATTTGATATTATGTCTATTGTAGGTGACTTTATGGATTTAGGTTGTATTGGTCATTGGGATAGAAATAAACATAGAACTCTTGAGCTAAAGAGATTGAAGAATGATTATATTATAGGTAACGCTTTATTAGACGAGATTGATTCAAGATTACCTAAGAAGTGTGAGAAACATTATCTCGACGGTAACCACGAAGATTGGGCATATGACTTATTAGAAGAGATGCCTGCTCTAGAGGGAATGATTGAGCCAACAAGTCAACTTCAGTTAGTTGAAAGAGGTTATAACTTACATAAGTACAACGAGTTATTGAAGTTAGGTAGATTATATGTAACTCATGGTATATATGCAGGTGCTAATCCAATTAAAAAACATTTAGATGAATTAAAAGTCAATATCTTATTTGGTCATACACATACATTAGGTATGAGATTGTCCTCTTCTATAGCTAGAGAGATTGCATTTGCAGGTTATAATATTGGTGCAGTATGCGATTTATCTCCAGACTTTATGAGAAAACGCCCAAATAGTTGGACACATGGTTTTGCAATAGGTTATTTCTTTCCTAACGGATACTTTGATGTTCAATTAATTAGAATCGTACAAGGTAAATGTATTGTTAATGGTAAAGTTTACGATGGAAATAAATAATGAAAGAGAAGAAGAGAAAACACACACTTTTAGACTCTTATAGACGACTAAGAAAGATTTGGGGATTCGCTCCCGTCAGTCGAGTAGTTTACAAAGATAAGAAGAAAAAAGGAAGAGCAAAAATTAAAAAAGAGTTTAAAAAAGAACTTGACAATTTGTAAAAAAATATGTTATACTTACATTATGAAAACAATCTTACAAATAATTCTAAACGGAGTAATCGCAACAATTATCTGCTTACCAGTAATACTCTTAATATTATGCGTAGTTTTGTTTATACAAATAATAACTTGGATTCTTAAAGGTATAATTTTTATTGTAACCATTGGAGAAAGAATATGAAATTAAATAAGCACATTGAATACACAAATCTTAAATCACCGAGCAGAAAAGATATAAAAGATTTTATAGAGACTGCCAATGAAAATAAATATCACGGTGTATGTTTACATCGCTCATGTTTAAGCGTAGCTAAAAAATATGCTGATAAAGATTTGAAGATTATTACAGTAGGTGGTTTCTCTCCAATTAGTAGTTATTATAAATTTAAACAAGCAAGTCTTAAACAAAGAATGCCTCTATATCTAGGTCTGTATAACTCTGAAGAGGTAGATAATATTAAAAGAGTAATAGATGAAGGAATTGCAGACGAAATTGATTTAGTGTTTCCTATTTACTGGTACACACAAGGTAATCTTCTAAAAATACATAAGTTATTTAAAGGTCTAAAAGAACGCTATAAGAAGCCTATGAAGGTTATTGTTGAACTCGGAACTGTATTTAAGAAACGAGTTGCATTATATGAAGTAATCTCTCTATTAAAAGAGAGTAATATAGATTTCTTTAAAACTAATACAGGTTTAATACCTCAAGATTTTGATTCGTTAGTCAAAGCACTAAGACAAACACAAATGATTATGCAAGACAGCGATATTATTTTACCTATCAAAGCTTCTGGAGGAATAAGAACAGAGAAACAAGCAAAATTATTAATAGGTATGGGAGTTAATCGTATCGGCACAAGTTCCAACTTAAACTTCATCCAATGAAAGGTATCAAATGCGTAAAGAAATTGTAATACCCGCTGAAATTAAAGAAATTATGAGTTACTTATCATTTACATTTTCAAGGTCTCTGAGAAGTTCTATACACGATAAAGAGGACTTGTATCAGGACTTAGTTGTTCTTTACTTGGAGAATTTAAAATCCGGTGCAGTAAAAGATGTTACAAATAAAAATCATTGGTTCATGTTCTTTAAGTGTAGACTATTGAATAAATTAGATTCTTATAAAATTGAACAAAAACACATGCAAAGAATAAGCAACGAAATGAGAATAAACAATGTCTAAACGAGAAATATTTAGTAGTAATAAAGTTAAGAATCTTAAATTAGACTTACCTATAAATTTAAAAAAGTTTCTAACTAAAAAACAGCTTCTTCTACTAAAGTGTATAAGTGCTAATGCAACTATTCAAGAAATGGTTAAGGTAACTGAATACACACGAAAAGATATTATTTTTCATTTAATGAATTTAGGAAGAAATCTTGCTACTTATGATATGATAGAGAATAAATGTTTTCCAGACAATGTTCATTCAGCAGATTATTTGCAAGGCTGGAACGACTTAAAGCATCAAATAAAAATGAACTCAAGGAGTGTTGTAAATGACAAAAAATACTGGAGGTAGACCCTCAAAAGATATGATAGTTTCTAGACGAGAAAAGACAAGAGAGTTGTTTTTAAAAGGTAAGAATCCTAATGCTATCTCCAAAGAGTTAAGTGTTGCCTATACAACCACTTTAAATGATATTAAATACTTACAGGCTAGATACTCAAGTTTAATTGTTAAAAATTCTCAGTTAGCTAAAAAACAATTTCAAAGAGTAGAGCAGTTAATTGATGAGGTAGGTTTACTCAAGACAGAGTATTGGAATCTATATGAAGAAATTACTCTGAAAGTAAAAGAGAATAAACAGAGATTAGTTGAGTGGAAGAAGGAAGTTAAGCGAGTGAAGGCAGAATTAGATATTGCTGATGCGTTGTATAAGGCAGATAATGAAAATAAAGAGAAGAGAATAGCGGCCAGAGAGCTTAGAGAGCAGTATGTTAATATATATGATGAACCTAAATATCCAACTTATATTACATCTCGAATAGATTCATTGAAGGCAATTTTAGATAGAGTTGATAAGGAATCTAAGTTATTAAGTTTATTTAATCCGCAATCTTTAATGGATAAAAATTATGTATCAGTAGAAGTATTACAAAGTATTATGCAGGTATTTAAAACTATTATCACAGACTTAATACCTGAAGATAAAAGAGGTTACGCTTTCAAACGATTACGCACAATTAATCTAGACTCGCTCGATACAGAAGAAGTTATTGACGCTGAGTATGAAGAAAGAGCATAATGGCAGATAAACAAGATTGGCAAAATTTTTGGGAAGATGCAGAGCAGAAAGTTGTTAGCAAATCAAAGAAGTTTGCTATTCAGCCTGTCTCTGCGGAGATATTTTTTAGAGATTGGTTAAAGTCTCCTTTATTTCCTAGACAGCAAAAAGCTGTATCGGCCGCTTTTAATGGTGGCTACACAATGTTAAGTGAGAAGTTTAATGAATTTGTTCTGGCTTGGGGAAAAGGCTCAGGAAAAGATTTAACTATTGCTTGTCTTTTATGTTATACTATTTACTGGTTATGTTGTTTAAATGACCCTCAAGAGACGCTAGGTATTAAGAGTGGTGAACCTATTGATGTTGTTAATGTTGCCTTTGATGCAGACCAAGCAAAGTCTGTATTTTTTGAGAAATTTGTAAGAATGGTTAGTCAGACAATAGACCCAGTTACAGGAAAGAATTTCTTTGAAGAATTGGGAATGAATATTGATAGAGACATTATTCGTAATGCTATTTTATTTCCTAAGAATATTAGAGCGTGGGCGATGAACTCTAGAGAATCAAAATCTGAGGGTAAAAATGTAGTTCTAGGAATCTTTGATGAGATTGGAACTTTTAGATTTGACCAGGCACAAAACATAAGAAAACATATTAGAACATCAGCAAGAACACGTTGTCCTAAACATTATAAATTATTTTATATTTCTTATTTGACATCTCCAAATGATTACATGTCTTATCTTTTAGATAGAGCAGAAGATGGACATATGCCAAAGACTTATTGTGATAGAGCGGCCACTTGGGATATTAGGTCAGATAAAAAATGCTTACCAGAAATAAAGAAATATGCAGTACATAAAGAAACTTATAAAGAAGAATTTGATGAGGATCCTTCCACAGCTATGTTAATGTATGAGTGTAAGATACCTAAGTATAGAGCCAATAACTTTATTAAGAGAGCGGATAGAATAACAGATTGCATTAATTATGAGCGAGAATCTCCAGTTATATTAGAAGAAAACGATTCAGAAAGTGCGTTAAATAGATTCTGGACACACAATATAATGGAGGAAGAATTAGAGCATTGGTTTAGACCATATCATACTCACGAAATAGAGGTAATGGAAAGAGAGTATGAGAACAATCCTTCAGACGAGTTAGCACAGAAAATTAAGTTTGAAAAAGAGAAACACGCAAATGCTCAGTATTATGTGCATATTGACCTTTCTAGAGGAGTAGTTGATTGTGCTGGAATTGCTATGGGACACACATATCACATCTTGGATAAAACAAAAATCTATGTTGATTTGATGTTACAAATACGTTCTCCTAAATCTGAAGATAAGTCCAAAGAGATTGATTTGAACGAAATACTAGAATTTGTTATTACAAAATTATTTAAAAAATTGAAGTTCCCTATTATAAAGGTAACTGCTGATGGCTGGAACTCAGCATTATTTTTAAACATCTGCGAGAAAAATGGTATAAGTGCAAAGATTATTTCTTTAGAGAAGAATACTGGGCCCTATGATACACTCAAAGATTTTATATATAAAAGAGATATTAATTATTATCTCTATCCACCTGCAATAAGAGAATTAACAGAATTACTTATTACAGATAGAAATAAAATTGACCACCCTAAAGCTAGTAAATGGAGAATGAGAGAAGAGGGAATCAATAATGGCTCGAAAGATGTTTCAGATTGTTTATCAGGATTTGTATATTCGATAATTGAAGAAGATGACGGTGAACCTTTAGCAGTTGTAGGTAAATAAATAACTTTAACAGGAGGAAAAGATGTCAAAGAAAGTAACTAGAAAAGTAGCAAAAAATTCGGTAGGTCGACCAAGAAAGACTTCGGTTAGATTGAAACCTACGGAGCAAGTAAGAGATAAAAAAGTGGAGTCTGTTAGTTTTGGAACTAATTCTACTACATATGCGCCATACTCAAGACAATCTATAGAGCAACTTAGAGAGCTGATTATGACTACTATATGGGCAGAGGCATGTGTTGAGACTATTGTAGACGAGGTTGTGAAGTATGACCTGTTTACAGACCCTATGGAAGAGGTAGATGATATTCAAGGATTTTTAAATTATCCTTCTTTAAAAGAACCTCTATTTATGATTAGAAAGCAGTATTTAAAAGATATGCTTAGATGGGGAAACGGTGCTTGTATTATTGAGTATAAGAATAAATTACCTAGTCAATTAACAGTTGTACCAGGTTATACTCTAAGAATTACAGACGATAATCCACCAAAGTATAAATTTATGAAAATAGGAAGTTCTTCTGAGTTCAAGAAAAATAAAAGTGGAGAAAAAGACCTTCTATTAAAACATAAAGAAGTTATGCACTTTTGTATTAACAAAGATAGTGATGCAACACTAGGCACAAGTTCTATCGAAAGAGGTTATGATGATATAACAACAGATAGAGAGGCCGCTAAGAAGTTAGTTGCTTTCATTAAAAGAGGCTTTTACAAACCTGCATTTGTTTCCTTTAAAAAAGGTTCTTCTGTATCTAAGAAAGAATTACAGGACTTCGTAGAATACTTGAACGGACTTATGATTGAGGGTGCTAAGATGTTGGGTATTAATAAAGAAGTTGACTTGAAAGAGATTCCTTTTTGGGACGCCTCGGATATTATTGATATTCAAAAATGGATGGGTCTTAAAGTTGCGTCTATTTATAAAGTTCCACCATTTATGTTAAATCTTGCACAAGGTGTAGGTTCATTAAATGCAAGAGAGCAAAAGGCTCGTTTCTTAGAGAATGTTGTTATGCCTATTCTAAAATACGAATCTTTTATCTACAATAATGTTTTAGTTAGATTAGGTTTTCAAAATCTAGACACAAAAGTAGTATCGAATCTTTTAGGCACAAGACTTAATTATGATAAGGCAAGAATAGCAAATCTATTAACTGGAAATGAAGAAGGCGGTATTCTAACTATAGATGAAGCTAGAAAGTTATTCTTTCACTTACCTACAAAAGCTGTTGCAGAAGAGGCCTTGAAAAAAGATTCAAAAAAGACAAAATAAACTTGACAAAGTGTAGATTGTATGCTATACTTACTTTATAATAAAAATTGATAAAAGGAGAAATACCATGTCGTTAGAAAAACAAATTGATGAATTAAAAAAAGATGACTCCAAAGCATTAGCAAAAGTGGAGAAGATTGTAGAAAATTCGTGCAAAGCAATTACTGGCACAAAAGGTATTCTTTTAAAATTAAATGTGAATAACATTAATCAAATAAAAGAATTAGAAAAAGATGTAAATGCTCATTACATTATTCTAGAAGAGTGGTTTCAAAAACTATCATCTCTTAAAAAGAATAAAGAACTTGCCTATTACATGTATCTAAAAAACAAATTAGAAGCTGAGAACGCAAAATTTGTATCTGCGTCTGCTGATAAAGAGTCTGCCTTATACACCGCTCCAGAAAGAAAGCTAAGAGATAAAGTAGCTGGTTCATTGAACGGTGCTTCTGAGGTAATGAAAACATGTAGAAATATTATTAACAGTCAAAAATTCGCTTCGCAAACATCTGATAATCCAGATACAGAGTCGTAAAAACAGGAGTAGAGTTATGCCAACATACAGTTTTGAATGTGAAAAGTGCGGTCATAAAGAAGAAGATTTTATAGCTATCTCTAAAAGAGACGAACCTAAAAAATGTTCTAAATGTAAAACTCTTATGATTAGACTAATCGGTGGAACTGGTAACTTTATTCTTAGAGGCTCAGGCTTCTATCAAAATGATTATCCAAAGGAAACAAAATAATGCCGTATAACGATAAACAAAAACAAAAAGAATGTGAAGCAGAATATCGTGCAACTCATAGAGAAGATGCAATAGTCAATGCCAAGTTATATAGAGAAGAACACAAGAGAGTTCTAAAAGAAAAGGCTAGAATTAAGCATGAAAAGTTTCCTTGGCTAAGAGTTCTCGTAAAGATTAGACAAAGATGTTATAATAAAAAACTCAAAGACTATAAATACTATGGTGCAAAAGGTATTGAAGTTAAGATTACAGTTGAAGAACTCAAGAAGCTGTGGTTGAGAGACAACGCAAGTCTAATGTTAAAACCCAGTATTGATAGAGTTGAAAGTAGTGAAAATTATACATTTGATAATTGTAGATTTATGGAATTAAGACAAAACGCTAAAAGGAGTAATTAAGATGAATCCAGAAAGTATGAATAAACTTTGTAGACAATGCTTCAAAGAAGTAATATTTGAAAACTCTAATTATGAAAATAGAGCTTATTGTTACATGGATCCTTTCAGAGGTAAAGATATGCAGTATCATATTACAATGGTTGATAAAGCTACTGGATATGGACTGACACTTCCACTTGATTCAAAAGCTTGTATACTTCTCGAAAAAGAACATATCAAAGCATTGTTTCAAAAAGTAATGCAAGGTCTATTAATAGCTGTTAAAAAACATTCAGCTAAATCAACACCTGTGGATTATATTAACTATCCTATTAAAGCAAATAGTAAGAGAAGCGTTTTTAATTTCACAGAAACGGAAGAGAAAACATCTATTGAATTCTATTCTTGGTCTAGACTAATAACATAACAGAAGGTAAAAAATGTTCAAATGTAAGCATAAGAATATAATAAGAAAATTTACAAGAGAATTAAGACTCGATGAATCTGTTTTAATTCATTATGAGTATTGTTCTGATTGCAAGACTTTATTACGAGGTGGTGTATCTTTTGTTAAAGCTACTATAGATAACATTGCGATACAGACAGAGTGCGTAAAAATAGCTAATGGTAGTGAGCTTAACAAAGGAAAAACATTAGGTCAAATAGTTAAGAAAACCTATAAAAGAAAAATTAAAATGGCTAAGAAAGAATCCTCAGACAATGTATTAAAGGAAGTATGTCAGAAAGTTGTTAAAAATATTCCATCGACTGAGAGCATTGATACGTCTACTGGAAAATTAGTTATTGAAGATACTACTGATAAAAAATCTGAAAAAAAACAATCTTATTTTAAAAGACGTGATGCCGAAAAGGAAGCTCTAGACGAATCAATGGTTTTCGTAAAAGGAACCAAAGACCGAAAAAGAAAGAAGAGGACATAAATGCACATTAAAAATTTAGATAAAATTAAAGAGATGATTAAGTCTAAATTACCTGAATATCTTAACGAATTAGGTTGCAGAACAAATGGTGGTAAAGTGCAATGTCCAAATTCAGCGGCGCATGACCATAATGATGAGACTAAACTATCAGCGGCCTTTTTACCTGATTCTAAGAATCATTTAATTTACTGTTTTGTTGAACAGCGTTCTTTTGATATATTTGATATTTATGGTATTAAAAATAACGTATCAATTAAAGGCTCAAGCTTTTTTGATGCAGTTAAAGCTTTGGCTAGAAAATATAGTATTCCTGTTGAAGAAGAGTACGAATATTCACAAATTGAGAAAGCTACGAATAGACAAAGAAAATTTTTAGAGAATCTTCATAAGTTATCTATTCAGAAGAAAAATTTACAGCGAGGTGTTACTTATTATAAACAAAGAAATATTAATAAAGAGAAACTTCTAACTTGGAAAATTGGTTGCTTATCTCCTAATGATATTACACCTGCATTAAATAAAGAATGTAAAAGTTTATTTGATTATAGATTACTGTCTGTATTTCATAAAGAAGGCCTTGTAATTCCTATTCTAAATGAAAACAATCAATATTCAGGTATAATTATTCGTATGTTTAATACTGAAGATAATGACCCATATATTAAAATCTGTATTAAAGGAAGTAATTTGTTCAATATAGAGCGTGTTAGAGGACATGATGAATTAACTATTGTAGAGGGACCTTTTGATGCTATTGCCTTACATCCAAATCAAAATGTTATTGGTTGTTTAACGAATGTTATTAATGATGCTAATTTAGAGAAGATAGCGAACATAGAATTTAAGAAAATATTTTTAGCTTTAGACCCAGATAACTTATACAAGGGAACCGCAAGAGATGGTTTTTTAAGAACAATAGTCAGAATGAAGAATTTAGACTCTGAGATTTTTCTTATAAAGATTCCTGTCATAGAGGGCGAAGCTAAACCTGACCCAGACGAGTACATGAAAACTCACACTCTGGAAGATTTTAAAGATTTACCTAAACTCTCTGCTTTAAAGTATCTTATAGAGAATTATGAAAAAGGCTTGATTAAAGAAAAAATTATCTATGACTTCATTGCAGGTTGTCCTAATTTAATTAGAAAAGAAGCTTACATTACTGAATGTGCTGAATCTCTAAAGATTGGTAAAAGACAACTTACAAAATCAATAGATGATATGTCTAATTCTTCTACCTCTTTTAACATGATTCAGTATGTGCAAGAAAAAGATGCTTACGATGAATTGTTAGAAGATTTCACAGAACTTGCTTGGAATAAAAACTTTGCAGGTATTCCTTCTGGCTTTCCTTTATTTGATAAGAGATTTGGTGGTTTTGAAGATACGCTTTATTTATTAGCTGGCTTTCCAGAAACAGGCAAAACTACATTTTTATTAAACTTTGTCTATAAGTTGGCAATGAATGATGATACGCTTGTTGCTTTCTACTCACTAGATGATGGTGCTAAGAGAGCTATTCTCCCAAGACTAATGAGTATTACCTCTGGTCTAACATCTAAACAAGTAAGACAGCCTGATAAAGAGACACATGACAAGTGGTTTGATGGTATGAGTCAGTTAAAGAAAATGAAAGATAATATCATTATTAAAGATGGCTCTCACATTAGAACTCTTGAAGATTTAGATAATTATGTTAAAATTCATTCTACAATAGCTATTGAAAGAGGTAAGAAATTTGTAGTAGTTATTGATAATTTACATGACTTACAGGCTGGTGGTGGAAAGAGTTTAGAAGCTACTCATAATGCTCAACGAGTTGCCTCTTATTTAAAGAGATTACCACAGCAAATTAATTGTCCTATCATATCTACAGCAGAGGTACCAAAATCCTCATCTGCTAAACCTAGTGGAAAAGATATTAAAGAATCTATTGATTTGTGGTATGCGTCAAGATTCGTTGGTGGTGTTTACTCTAACTTTCATCAAGTAAAAAATATTCAAGATAGTAATTTACATTGGGTAGATGAAACTGGAGCATACAATCCAATTATGGAACTTTTTGTTTCTAAGAATCAGACAGGTGATGCTTTACATGGTTCACTCTTCTTTAAGTTTAGATTTTCAAACAATACTCTTACTGAATGTAATGAGCGAGAAACAGATATATTAAAAGATGGTGGTTTTTTAACCTTCATGGAATAATAAAAGAAAGCGTATATTATGGATAATGTAAAGAGAATTCTTATTAAAACAGTTAAAGACCCTATGATTTCTATTATGAAAATAATTAAATCTAAAGATAATGATACTGCAAAACTAAAAGCAATAAGTCTTTATTGTACCTGTGTTTTAACGGCAGTCAATAAAACTATTCTGAGAGATAATGAAATCTAATCTAAATAAAAAGAATATACTTGTTGTTGGTGACCTAATGCTTGATAAGTATGTTAGAGGCTCAGTCTCACGCATATCTCCAGAAGCACCTGTTCCAATATTAAGTAAAGACTCTAGTGAGTATAAGTTAGGTGGCTGTGCTAATGTGGCTAAAAATTTAACAGCTCTTGGTGCAAATGTTTGGATTGTAGGCAAAATAGGTGAAGATATTGAAGGTTCTATTGTCTCAGAGTTATTGCAGAAGAAAGGAATAAACATTAATCTATTAATTGCAGACAAAAACGTAGTTACTACACAAAAGACAAGATACATCTCAGGCAATCAGCATCTATTGAGAGTTGATAGAGAACATATTTGTTTTAATAATTTTAAACTAGATGTAATTAAAGAGGATTTAGAGCGACACGCTAGATACTTCGATGCAATAATAGTATCTGATTATGATAAAGGTATGATTAATGTAGAGTTAGCAGAATTTTTAGGTAAACTAGCTTTAAAGAAAAATAAGATTATAACAGTTGACACGAAGAAAGCAGATGTCAGTTGTTTTGCTAACTATACTTCCATTACACCTAATTTAAAGGAGTTATCTAAGATATTTAATACTAATATAACTGATTATAAAGCTTCTTTTGAATTAGCTCATAAATTATTAGCTGAGTATTGTTTTGAAAATGTGCTTATAACACTAAGCGAGAATGGTTTATATTATGCAGATAATTTTATTGGCAATCATCTAAAAGCAGAAAAGCAGGAAATTGTTGATGTAACAGGTTGTGGTGATACGATAATATCTACATTTACTTTAGCTCTCGCAAATGGTTTAGGTCTAGAGATGAGTGCTAATATTGCTAACATAACAGCTGGAATAGTGGCTTTAAAATCTGGTGCTGAAAGTTGTTCTCTCGACGAACTCGATGATAATTCTTAGAAAGAGGTTTAAAAAATGGAAAAAGATTTTGAAACATTATTATTTGAACAAGATATAATTAGAGTGTTAAGAAAGCATGAATTATTGCCCAATAGATTAACACCTGCTACTATATCAATTTATATAACTGGTGGAAATCAACCTCTCATTACTGTAACCTCTAAATTAAAGACAGAAGAAGAGGAAGATAAATTTTATAAGTCTGAGGAATTTGAGCAAGAGATGTTTGATGAAGATGATACCCCTGATGATGACCTACCTAGTTTTGACTTCAAAAACAGAAAATAAAAATAGACTTGACAAATAGCGAAAAATATGTTATACTTAAAGTACGCTATAAAATTAAAGGATATTAAATGAGAAATGAACCTGAATCAGTAAAACAAATTGTAGACGGCATAATTAAAAGATTAAGAGAAGTTACGCCAGCAACGCAAATACTTCATTGCAATAGCTGTCACCATGAATGGGCGGCTTGTTTAGGCACTATCTGTGATTGGTGCGGAGGAAATGGAAGATGAATAATTACACAGCATTACAAAGCATGATGATTCAGATTGTAGATGAAGGTGTTGGAGAAACACTTGCATATATTGAAACCATCTCTAATGCTACTGAACGCTTTAGAAAGAGAAATATATTTTATAGAGCAGTACAGAAAATGAAAGATAAGTAAATGTATATAAGAAAGATACTAAAAAATGATAAAGAAATATAAAGACCCAAGTAAATTAGAGCTTGAGAATATAATTATTGATGCAATAAAAGATTTTGATGTTGCACCGGTTGTTGAGCTTATGTTTAAAGAATATGCCTGGGTATCAGCTAAAGCAATTAAGAGAAGATTGAGAAAATGAAAAGACTTAGAATGAAAATGTTTAAAATGATAGAGATAGCAGTTTTTATAATCGTAGTAGCTGTGCCTTTAGCAGTATGGAAAATAATAGACTTAGTAATTCAACTAAAGAATAGGATATAATTTATGTGGCTAATATATTGTGCAATACTTTTAGGTTCAGTAATTTTACATGAGCTGGGACATCTTCTAGCTTCTCTATATTTTAAGGTTCCTGTATATGCTTTTTCTGTAGGCTTCGGTCCCATATTATTACATAAAACAATAGGTAAGATTGATTGGAGAATATCTCTATTACCTTTTGGTGGTTACTGTAAAATAGAAGAATCTCTTGACGTAAAGAATAGCTTGACAAATATAGCTTATTATAAACAAGTTATTATTCTAATGGCCGGTATAGCAATGAATCTATTAGTGGCTTTTACATGCTATCTAATTCACTATGGTTCGATTATTAAGGGTATTTACATAGATTACTCTGTGATAGCTTACTATTTTACAGGTACGATGAACCTCGTAAGCCTAGACAGCTTTAATGTAGTATTGTTCTATACAGCATTTTTGAATAGCACGTTATTTGTATTTAATCTTTTACCAATACCCGCACTTGATGGTGGTTATCTTTGGATACTTCCATTACGTAGAAAGATGTCAGATAAATTTTATAAATATTTAATTAATATATCATTCGCACTATTAATGATAGTCCAAGTAATGATAATAATACTTTGGTGGATATCAAAATAAAGGAAACATATGAGCTGTTACATTAAAGACTTACGAGAAGAAAATAGATTATTAAGAGAAGCTTTTGATAAATTTTCAAGTAGATTCTACTGCATGGGTGGTCCCTTAAATGATAATGTATTGCAATTTGATACAGCACAGCAGGTTTACTTAGCTCGTTTTCAAGATGAAATGAAACAAACATTAGGGGAGGTCCCACGTGCCTAGAGAATTTACTAGAGATTTAATCGCATTAATGCAAACTATAATATTGGTAATAATATTAGCTAAAGTTTGGTAAGGAGTTTATATGCAATATGTTTATTTAGCACTTTACTTCGCAGTTATTTTAGGAATAGCAAGACTATTAAATCGTTTAGATGCAAAAAAATAAGATATGCGGGGACAAGCTTTGGTAGGCTAAGGTGTCTCATAAGCATCTGTATTGTGGGTTCGATTCCCACCCCCGCAACCAATTTAGAGAAAGAGAATATTATGAGTAAGATAAAATTAAAAGATTTATCTAGAGAAGAGTTTGAATTACTAAAAGCAAGTGGTATGATGTGGGAGCTATATCCTGATGCACCAGATGTTTACGAAGATATAGCAGTAATAGAATAATAATTAAACTTAGATTTTATGATATTGAGAGGTAAAATTATGCCAGAATTAAAAGAGTTAGTAAAGGAATTCGTAGAGATATTAGACGTAGTTGAGGAATCTGATTCAGGAACATCATTTCATCCAGTTTACATAAGTTCTTGTCGCTGTCTAACGGGTAAACGAGTTAATGAAATAATTAAAAGAATGAAAGAGTTGACATAATGAAACCTCTAAAAGTACAATATGTAGAATTTGGTGCAGGTACACATATAAATGTTGCTATAAGAGAAAGCATTACTTTGGCAAGAAGAAAAGATTATATTGTTAAATTTAAATTTAATGCAGTAGAGATGAAGATTTGGTCTTTTAGTACGCATACTGAAGAATTAGAGTATTATCGTAAACAACTAAATGAAATTAGAAATAGTAAAGTAAGTTGATAGTTGACAGTAAACTATAAAGTATCAGAATTGATGTGTTAGATGCTATATAAGTGTTTAAAGTATCAGTTTTGATATATTAAGTTATTACCATACGGGTATAAAACGTAAATAAAGTAGCTTACAATAGTAAATTTAAGTTAAATCATAACCTAAAGGGTATAAACATGACCTGTAAAGAAGCTCAACAAATTGCAGAAAGATTCGCAAACTTTCACAGTATGAATATAACACTTGCTGATTTAAGACAAGCTCTTGTTGTTCTAGCTAATTTCTATGAAGATAATAGATTCGATAAATCACGTAAACTTTATACTTTAGAGGAGTTTTTAGATGCTATCTCATAAATGTATAATTTGCGACAAATGTTATTTTGGTAAAGAATGTCTCGCTTGTAAAGGTAAGATGCACAGAGATGAGCCTATCAAGAAACCTATCAAGGAAACTAAGGTTGACTTACCACCTGAGTTTGATATATTGTTTAAAGGATTCAATCGCTAATACAACTTATATGTTGTATTCATAAAGGAGCTGTGATGACCAAAAAGGAATTAGAAAATGAAATATCTAAACAAATTGTTGAATTTGAAAAAGATAATCCTGCAATAGGTTGGATAGATATTACAAAGAAGAGTCCTGTTGGATTTAGTAACGAAAAACCTGAAACTACAGCATCAGTAAAGTTTAAAAATTAGAAAGAGAAATAAATGCCAGTAAAACAACAATATCTTCTTGGAACAATCATATTTTTAGTTGTAGGGTTTTTAATCTGTCTGCAAAGTGAGAATACTATATATGCCTCAGGTATGCTTTTTGGTGCAATATTATATTTTATAACTTATTTAACAATACCAGAAAATTATTTTATCTAAAGGAAACAATATGAAAGAATTACAAAAAATAATAGTAGATGCACTTGTAGCTATAGAGACAAAAGACGAAGCTTTACTTCCGGATTTAACTGAGAAATCACAAGAGAATATGAAAGCAAAGGCCTCTATTATTGCTAAAGCTATATCTACCCAGGGTTACGTAGACTCTGATAAAGTAATGCTAAGTTGGGCAGATAAATTTAATGTTTCTTTAAAAGCAATGTTTGAGTTATACGCTGAAGATATGGGTTATATTAAGAGTAAAGATATTACTAAGAGTATTAATGATATGATAAAACTAAGAGCTGTTATAAACAGATACGAAACTAAACACAGAGAAATTAGTGATGCCGAAGATAGTGCATTGAGAGAGGAATAAAATGGATAGAGAAGAAGCAGAAGAAATAATTTCAGAGTATGAAAAGTATTCAGATAGAAGTTGCACTTGTTTTCAATCTGCACCTTGTGCTAAGTGTGAGAATTCCCCTTTAGAAGAAGAGTATGATATAGCCACAACTTATTTGGAGAATTTAGAATGAGCTTATTATGTAGAATATTTGGACACAAGCCTCCTGTTTACGCAAAGACAGACTGGTTTAGTCCTGGAGAACAATACGCAATCAAGATACAAAGAGGTGCTACCGATGGCACAGGTAGAGTACACGCTAAAGTTATTGTAGAGTGTGCAAGATGTCAGAAACACTTTACAGTATGTAGAATTCATTTACCGAAAAATAAACTTGACAAATGCTAAAAGATGTGTTATACTTAAAGCATGAAAAAGAATAAACAAATAAAAAGACTTACATCTAATACATATAAAGCAATACTCGTATGTATTTGGACTGTAGGTTTTGTAAGTATAGCACTTAATGTATTTATAATGCTTAATTTATAAGGAACTAAGAATGAATGATATAGCTATTGAAAAATTGATTGAAGAATTAGACGCTTTTAAAGTTAGACTTGATTTACATAATGACTCAGCAAGATATGAAAAAGATGTCAGATGCGTAGATTTTACGTTAAAAAACTTCTATGATTATCTAAAGAAAGGTTATATAGATGACTAAAATAGTAGCTATTTCTGATACACACGGTCTACATCTAAATCTGATTCCTATATCTGGCGATATATTAATTCATGCTGGAGATATGGGCATTAACTCTTTATCTACATTAAACGCTATAAATACTTGGTTCGGTAGTTTAAGCTTTAAACATGTTATCTGCGTAGGTGGTAATCACGATACCTATTTAGAGAAAATAGGTCCCGCCACTTCAAAACAATTATTTACTAATGCTCATTATTTACATAATGAATCAATAGAATTAATGGGAAAAAGCTTTTACGGTAGCCCCTACTGTCCTCTGTTCAATAATTGGGCTTTCATGTATGAAAGACTTTCACTAGAATTAAAGCAGAACTGGGAACTTGTTCCCTACAAATTAGATTACTTAATTACGCATTGTCCTCCTTATGGAATTTTAGATAGAAATTTAGATGACGAGAGATGCGGTTGCGAAATATTGGTCAGAGAAATTGCGAAGAAATTTCCGTTGAACTCAATTTTTGGTCACATACATATGAATGGCGGCAGAGTTGTAAACTCTGGCGGGATTTC